TATGGTAGTAGCTGATGTTGCTCGTGGAGATGGGAATGATTATTCTGCGTTTCATGTATTTGATATAGAAGAAGCAACACAAGTTGCTGAATATAAAGCACAAATCCAAACAAAAGATTACGGTAATTTATTATTTGCTATAGCTACCGAATACAATGATGCCCTACTAGTAGTAGAAAATGCTAACATTGGATGGGCTGTAATCCAACAATTAATTGATAGAGGATATAGAAATTTATATTACTCACCTAAAATGGATGTATCTATGACTAATGCTGATCAATATCTTTCTAGATATGAAAATGGTCAAGGTATGGTTCCTGGATTTACAACATCAATGAAGACGAGACCACTTGTTGTCTCCAAATTAGTTTCGTATCTTCACGAAAAATCTGTAATATTTCGTTCAAAGCGTTTATTAGAAGAATTAAGAACATTTATATGGAAACATGGAAAAGCACAAGCACTATCAGGATATAATGACGACTTAACTATGGCATTTGGTATATCTATGTTTTTAAGAGATACAGCTTTACACTTTAGGCAACAAGGTGTAGATATGGCACGTGCTTCACTAGGAGGGATACACTCTACTAATTATAAAGCACCTAACATTTACCAAAGTGGTAATCAATTTAAAAATCCATACGAAATGGAAAACCCATATGGTGATAAGGAAGATATTTCCTGGTTATTGGGGTAATTAATATTTATTATATATACTAAACATGGCAGATACTTCATTATTCGGTAGATTAAGACGATTATTCTCTACAGACGTTGTTATTAGAAACGTTGGAGGTAATCAACTTAAAGTGGCTGATTCAAATCAAATTCAATCACTAGGCCAACTGCAAACAAATTCATTATTTGATAGATTCAATAAATTATATAGTACAGTAGGTGGTATAAATTATGTTACTCAACAACAAACTAATTTTCCATCTACTAGAATTCAACTATATACTGATTACGAAGCGATGGATACAGATGCTATTGTAGCTTCTGCTCTAGATATTGTAGCTGATGAGGCTACTTTACGTAATGATATGAGTGAAGTACTACAAATACGTTCATCAGACGAAACAGTACAAAAAATCTTATATAATCTATTTTATGATGTTTTAAATATTGAATTTAACTTATGGAGTTGGACACGTAACATGATCAAATATGGTGATTTTTATTTAAAATTAGAAATATCTGAAAAATTTGGTGTATTTAATGTTGTACCCTTCTCATCCTATACTATTCTAAGACTAGAAGGCACAGATCCTCAAAATCCTTCTGATGTAAAATTCAAATATGATCCAAGTTATTCTGTATCTGAAAATGCTTTAGGATTTCAACAAATAAACCCATCAGTAGGTGTAAATACTGGTAACGAAGTTATATTTGATAATTATGAAATGGCACACTTCCGCCTATTATCAGACTTTAACTACCTTCCTTACGGAAGATCATATCTAGAACCAGCTCGCAAAATATGGAAACAAATGACATTGATGGAAGATGCAATGCTTATCCATAGAATTGTTAGAGCGCCTGAAAAACGTACTTTCTTTGTGAATGTTGGAAATATTCCACCAAATGAAGTTGAAACTTATATGCAAAGGATGATCAACAAAATGAAGAAAACACCTTATGTTGATCCAAATACAGGAGATTATAATCTAAAATTCAATATGCAAAATATCTTAGAGGATTTTTATATTCCCGTAAGAGGTGGAGATGCAACTACTAGAATTGAAACTACAAAAGGTTTAGATTATGCGGCAATTGAAGATGTTACATATCTAAGAGATAAATTATTCTCAGCTCTTAAAGTACCAAAAGCTTATTTAGGGTACGAAGGTGATCTAGAAGGTAAAGCTACACTAGCTGCTGAAGATATTCGTTTTGCTAGAACAGTAGAACGTATCCAAAGAATACTAATCTCGGAATTAACTAAAATTGCTCTTGTACATTTATATTCACAAGGGTATGATGGTGCTGCATTAACCAATTTCGAATTATCATTAACTACCCCTTCTATTATATATGATCAGGAAAGAATAGCATTGTTGAAAGAAAAAGTAGATCTTGCCCAACAAATGCAAGAAACTAAATTAATGCCAACTGATTGGATATATGATAATATCTTCCACTTTAGTGAAGACCAATATCAAGAATACAGAGACTTAATTATCGAGGACCAGAAAAGAAATTTCCGTACAAATCAGATAGCTGAAGAAGGAAATGATCCTGCTGAATCCGGCGAAGCGTATGGTACACCACATGCATTAGCTTCATTATATGGAGCAGGTAGATACCCAGGAAGTAAGGGTGTCCCATCAGGATATAGTGTTAATGATCCAGATTATCCAGAAGGAGCTCTTGGTAGACCTTCTGAAAAAGCATCTGATTATGGAACACAAGATAGTAATTTAGGAAGAGACACATTAGGCAAAGATAGAATGAAAGCTAAATCTGGAGAAGAAGATAGACCTGGATTATCTAATACAGGTATTACAGTAGAACATTTAAGTACTAAAGCCGTTTATGCTAAAAACCATAAAATGTTAGAGGGAATGTTTCCTAAGCAAAAGGTATCACTTTTTGAAGGTGAAAAGTTATTAGACGAAGATCAAATTCGCGAGGAAGTTAAATAATTTTAATATTTATAACTAGTAGCGCACTACTTATGAAAATAAAACATAATAAATACAAGAACACTGGTATCTTGTTCGAACTGCTAGTACGTAAAATTACTGCAGACACACTCTCCAGTGGTAATTCTAAAGCAGCCACTTTAGTAAAAAAATACTTTACTAAAAGTGAACTTGCCAATGAGAATAAACTCTATCAGACAATAAATCAATCTATATCCTTATCAGAAGGTAAAGCTGAATCTGTACTATCTACAGTACTAGATTTATCTAGAAAATTAGATAAGGAAGCCCTATCAAAAGAAAAATACAATCTAATTCGCGAAATTAAAGAAAATTTCGACATGAATGATTTCTTTGGGGCTAAAATAAAAAATTATAAGCTATTAGCTTCAACATATGTTCTATTAGAATCACATACTAATAAAAAATTCGCTAATCCCGAATCAATTATTACATCTAAAATCACTATTCTAGAACATATTACTTCTAACCCAGATACTAAAATGTCTTTATCACCATTAGTAGAAGAACTAATGTCGTTAGATAAAGGTACACGTGCGCTTACTTATAAAATTATGCTTGAAAAGTATAATGAAAAATTTGATGGGTTATCTAAAGAACAAAAAGAAGTATTAAAAGAATATATAAATAGTGCTACGGATGCTCCTAAGCTTAAAGAATTTTTGAATTCTAAGTTCAAGAGTATATCTACTACGCTGAAAGAAAACGTAGATAAAATAGAGGAGCCGGCACTAAAAATTAAAATCCAAGAAGTTATAAACCTTATTTCTCCTATTCTAGAGACTAGAAAGTTAAAAGATGATCATTTAGTTGCGCTACTACAATATCTTGACCTTTCTAATGAAATAGTGGCAGTATGAAATTAAAAATCAAAGGTTTAAAAAAAGAAATGAGCACCACTGGAACTGGTGCTTCCTTTGCAGCTGGTGAAGGTGGGCAAATTGCTACACCTAAAGCATTTAAAATTCGCAAAGATGAAATCGGCGAACCCTTTGATATCCCTAACCCTTCAATACCTAATAGAAAATCTAAATTTATAGATTACAAACAACTATTTGAAGACGCTATTGAAGAGTTATCTGAAAAAAAACAATTTAACCCTGTAACAGATTTATCTAGTAGTCAGGCTGACGCTGGTTTAAATACAGGATATGATATGGATACTCAAGATGCAGCATCAGTATTAGAATTAGCTAAATTTTCAAAGGGAGATTATAAAGTAGGAGATGTACAAACTGAAAAAGGAACTAAATATACTGTAACAAATATAGATTCTGAAACTGGAAGAATTTCTTGGGATATAGAATATGTTCCTGCTTGGGATTCTGTTTATAAAGAATTTGACGATTTAAGAAAAGTAATTGCTCAATTAGATAAAAAAACTGACGATAAAGTAGTAGATGATATTGCTACTAATATTAAATCTGAATTTAATAAATATCGTACACATATTAGAAAAAATTACCCTGAAGCTTATAAAAAATTTACTATAAGTGAAGCTCGTTATAGCCAATTTAAAAAGAAATCACAATTCCGTACACCTACACAACAATTACATATGGCTGTACGCGAAATGAGACGTAAAATTGATGAAATGAGTAAAGTTGTTTCATTTACTGAAAGAATGCGTACCGAATTAAAAGCAAGTAACGAAGGCATGACATATTTAAATCGTACTCGTGAAGCTATTACTAAAATAAACGAAAAATTACAAGACCTAAATAATAGAATTAAAGGTTTAACTGAATAATGGCAAAAGGAATTAATTTAGGCAATTACATGGAAAGGCCTAAAAAAAAGAGACCGGGTGTACATGCAAAAAGTAAAACATCCAAATTAAAAAATAGTAGAAATTACGTCAAGGCCTACAGAGGTCAAGGTAAATAAATATTTATATACATGACAACACAAGACTTATATACCAAATTATCAACTGGCGATATTACAGAACAAAAGTTTTTGTATGAAGTACGTCGTGATATCAACTTACCATTTATTACCCCAATGAATAACTTTAAGGATACTGTAACTATCTTAAAGAATAAGGGTATAATCTCAGAAAAACAAACAAAATTATCTACAGGTAAGCAAGATGTAGAAATTATATCTAAAACCATTGATATGGTTAACCCATATGAATATTCTAAAGGTATGGATATTGAGCTTGGTGTCGAAAATGAAGCTGTTGGTAATGTAGACATTACTGAAGAAGATATTAAAAAAGCACAAAAGAAAGTACTTAAAAATCTTACTAAAGAACCAAATTATTATTCTAAAAAGAATACAGCTACAATGGGTGATAGTGAATACCCCGTAGAGGTAAACGCTAAATCTATTGCTGCATTAGAAAAGCAAAAAGGTAAAATTATTCGTGAACACGGAGAAGATGCTGAAAGAGTAGCTGATGTAAATGCTAGTTCTACCATGTTAGAAACAGACGATATTGAAGAACTAGGTAGACTACGTGATTCTATCTACGAAAAATACGCTAAAAAATATGGTGTAGATGTAAATGAACTTAAAGATAAAGTTGAAGCTAAAAAATTAGAAACGGAAGATGTAGATAAAACAACAAAATTAGCAATTGCGGATGAAATAGCTCAATGGAGAAAGGGAAATTTATCTAAAGAACAACTAAGAAAAAGCCTTATGGATTTAAGTGATGGAGAATTTCAATTAGATTCTATTAAAGGATTTAATAATGAAACTATAGAAGCAATTGAGGTAGAAGATGAAGATACAGCTATTGCTGTTCAAAAGAAATCTCCTGATTCTGATGTTCGTATAGTAAAAAAGTAAGATGGCTCAAAAATTATTAATAGAATATTCCGTATTTACACCTAAAAACACCCAAATTACAGAGGGTATTGCTGGGTCTAAAAATATGATGGTTGAAGGTGTTGTTCAGCGTGCTGAAGAATTTAACCATAACGGAAGACGTTATCCATTTGAAATATTAAAAAGAGAAGTAGACAAATATATAGGTGGCCCTATTGCTGAAAATAGAGCATTAGGTGAATTAGATCACCCAGAATCATCTGTTATTAACCTAAAAAATGCTTCTCACAATATTAAAGAATTATATTGGGATGGAAACGATTTAATGGGTAAAATTGAAGTTTTACCTACCCCATCAGGTAATATATTAAAAGAATTATTTAATAATAAAATTACTGTTGGTATTTCATCTCGTGGTATGGGTTCTGTTAAACAGTTAGGTGAAGGTAGAGTAGAGGTAGACGATGATTTCGAATTATTGTGTTGGGATTTTGTATCTACACCTTCTACACATGGTGCTTTTATGAAACCTACTGGATTAAATGAAGGTAGAATACATAAAACAATTAACAAATATTCAAAACTTAACGAAATTATATCTGATATTATTTGCACACAATCAGGTATTTGTTGTTTACGTTAAGGTATCCTCAATTTTTTACCCTCCCTATATATTTATCTACAGATAAGATAGATATTCCTAATAATATCTCACTCAGATATATAAACTCTTATATTACTTCCCTTAATAAGTAATCCCGACAAAAATTTATTGAAAATGTCAAACACAAAGTTTTTCAACGATGCTATCGCTGAAGCTAAAGCAATCCGTGAGACTGCTCTTGCTAATGCCAAACTTGCTCTAGAAGAAGCTTTTACTCCACAAATTCAATCTATGTTAGAGAAAAAATTAGCTGAAGAAGCTGATGACATGGATGAAGCTAAAGATATGGACGAGGCGAAAGCCAAGGATATGGATGAAGCAAAAGATATGGACGAAGCTAAGAAAGATGTAGACGAGGCTAAGAAGGACATGGACGAAGCAAAATCCGATATGGATGAAGCTAAGGACATGGACGAAGCAAAAGAAGTTGACGAAGCCAAAGAGGTGGAGGAAGCTAAAGCTGACGTAGACGAAGCAAAAGTTGACGAGAAAAAAGACGTAGATGAAGCTAAAGTAGAAGAAGCATCTGTAGAGGAATCTGCAGTTGAAGAAGCTGCTGTAGAAGAAGCTGCTGTCGAAGAAGGATCAATTGAAGAAATTGATCTAGATGAACTACTTGCTGAACTAGAAGCCGCTGAAGAAGGCTATGGTAAAGACAAGATGAAAGACGAAACTGTAGAAGAAGCACCTGTTGCTGAAGAGGCTCCCGTAGCTGAAGCAGAAATCGAAGAAGAAGCTCCCGTAGTGGAAGCTGAAGCTGACGATGAAGTAGGTGAAATCACAGTAGATGAGCTTAAAGACATTATCAAAGACGTCATGGCTGACGTACTTGGTGGTGGAGCTGAAGGCGGTGAAGATATGGAAGTTGACGTAGATGGAGATGGTGACATGGATGTTGCTATTGACGCTGACGGAGACGGAGATATTGAAATCGATGAGATGAAAGATGATAAAGAAATGGATGAAGTTAAGGCTGAATTAAATGAAGCTGTAAACGTAATCAACACTTTAAAATCAGAACTCAACGAAGTTAATCTTCTAAACGCTAAGCTATTATACGTGAACAAATTGTTCCGTAGCAAAACATTAACTGAAGCACAGAAAGTAAAAGTGATCAATGCATTTGATCGTGCTGAATCTGTGAAAGAAGTTAAAAATATATTCGAAACAATTAAAGACACAACAACTAAAGCTAAAACGACAGTAAACGAATCTCGTTCATTTGCTTCTAAAGCTGCTGGTGTTGCTGAAACTAAACAACCAATTGTTGAGAGTAATGATTTCGTAGCTAGAATGCAAAAGCTAGCCGGTATTATTTAATTTTTAAAAAACATTTAAAATGTCAAACGTAGTAAATCAACTATTAGAGACCGCTAACCCATACAAGTCAGTACAAAAAGACGCTGCTAGACTTGCTGGAAAGTGGGACAAGTCAGGATTACTAGAAGGAATTTCTGGTGACACTGATAAAGCTAACATGGCAATCATGTTAGAAAACCAAGCTAAACAACTTGTTGTTGAAGCTAATACAACAGGAACAGGCGCAAGCTTTACTCCTGGAACTGGTGAGCAGTACGCTGCAGTAGCACTACCCCTAGTACGTAAAGTATTTGGACAAATTGCTGCTAAAGAATTTGTTTCTGTTCAACCAATGAGCCTACCTGCTGGACTAGTATTTTATCTAGACTTCCAGTACGGAACAGCTAAAAAACCATTCGCTGATGGTGATTCAATGTATGGTGATGGATTCACTAATGGACACTTTGGTAACACAAACGAAGGTGGACTTTATGGAGCTGGAAGATTCGGATATTCAACTAACGAATTTTCTTCTTCTGTAAATTCAGTAACTGTATATTCTTCTTCATGGAGTGAAGTAAACTTTGATGATGCTTACTCAGCTTCTGTAGCTTCTAATGAAATTAAACACATTAGAATCCCTTCTGCTTCTATTTCTACTAATATGGATGTTGATGCAGTAAGAGCATTTGTTGTATCTTCAGGATCTATCCTAGAAGCACGTCAATTACCTGCATTCACAAGAACAGTAGGAACTGCTACAGATGTAAGATTCTACTTTACAGGATCTGCTGCTGAAATCAAAGATGGTAATACTTATGTAATT